TTGCAGATAAAGACAACGCACAGAATAATTATATCGGTCAAAAAATGTTCGGTTTAATGCCTTTTGCCGAAACCGACAAATACAAAACAAGCATTCCCGAAAAACTCTTAAAAGCTGGATTCAAAGGGCAAATCAAAGTTGCAATTTTGCCGGATAATGTGCCATACAAAGACACAGACGAAGCAATTCTTGCAGGTCGTGCAGATCTTGTTATTGAAGCAATTAAAAATGCACAGCTTTATAAAACGCCGGAAGTAAAAAAAGAGATTCACGGCACTTTATGGCTTGATTACGATACATTAAGCATCAAACGCTTGCGCTCGCTGCTTAAAAAAGTTGAATATAACTCATTGGACGAAGAAGACACAGAACTTTTTGCGCTTGCCTGTGTTAAGGCTTGCAAAAACAAAGAGACAATAAACGAAATCTTAAAATGGGGCGAAGGCAATATAACTGTTAAGCAGCTTGAAAAGAAATCAAACATAACCCCTTATTTTATTCTTGAAATTTGCGAAAAGTACGGCGTTTCAAACTACTTGCGCCGTGAACTTGAAAAAGCTCTTATTCCGGCAAGTGAAATCTTGCGCAATATAAAAGAGCAGCAAACTATTGTTTCCATTGATTATGACAAAATGGAAAACGATGTTAATTTTTTGCAGTTCCTAAATACGCAGGGTGTACGCTCTGCCGCTCTTACAGTTGCATCCGTATTGCAGGGGCGTTTGATTTATGTTGAATGTGAAAAACGCTGGTATTTTTTCAACGGTCATGTTTGGGTTCGTGAACCAGACGCACCGGGCGCGGCTTATACAATTCTGCTCAATCTCATGCTTAAATATCTTGAAAAGCACTTTGACAAAAAAAGCCTTATAAACGACCTTGTTAAAAAACTGGAAGGCCGCCGTTTCCGTGTAGAACTTGCGCAGGATTTGTCCGGCTTAAAACCCGATGTATTCCGTGAAAATGTTCCTTTTGACGGCCCGCAAATGCGCGAAACGCTCACACTTTTAGATTGCGTAGTAGACTTTTCTGGTAAAGAAATCGAATATCGAAAAAGCCGCCCGGAAGAATACCGCCGCGAAATGTTGCCCTACAAAGAAGAAGAATTACGCAAAGCTGGAAAGCCGGAAAAGTTTTTGGAGTTTATGAAGGGCAATTTCAAAGACGAAAAAACGCTTCAAACCTTGCTTTATTATTTATCGCTCATTCCTAGCCGTAACACTGGCTTTAAATACGGCGGCATTTTCTTAGGAAAAGGCGGCACGGGTAAATCTACAACTTGTAACATTGTGGAAGAAATATTCAAGGGAATGTGCGCCCGTGTAAAATCGGATGTACTTGTTTCAACAGGATTTAAACGCGCAAGCGGAAACGAAGCAAACCCGGAAATTGCAAAGCTGGAAGGAAAATGCTGTGCATTCGCCCAGGAAACCGCCCGCAATGCTTCACTTAATACGTCATTCTGGAAAGAGCTTACAGGCGGCGACACGCTCACAGCCCGTGGATTATACCGCGATCCGCACGACTTCATTCCAACCGCGCAAATTATTATTGCATCAAACTATTCGCCAAACTTTGACGCTCACGATGAAGCCGCAATTTCCCGAATGGTTGTAATTCCGTTCAATATCCAGCACAAAAAAGGCGAAGGCAGCAAAACGGCAACAGGTTTTATAAACTATTTGCGCCCGGAATTTCCTGCCGTGGTCAAATATTTTATGCAGCTCTACATTGATTTGAACATCAATCTGCATGGTGAAATTCCGCTTTCCCCAGAATGTGAAGGTTACAAAGGCCGCTATATCGAAGAGCAGAAAACAGACCTTGATAAATTTGTTAATGATTGCCTGGTATTTGATTTGTCCGGCGGAATCTATACAGAAGTCCAAAAGGCTTATGAATGTTATTTGAAATACTACGGACTTTCAGACGAAAGCAAAGAAGCCTTGACCCGCAATAAGTTTGTACGCTTGTTAAAACGCGATTATCGCGAAATCGACTACCGCCAGAAGAAGATAAACAACTACCCGGAACTTGTTTTCTTTAATGTCAAGCTTTCTGAACAGGGCTTGCAAACTTTGAATGAAACCGCGCCAACCCAGCAGCAGAATGACGGCACTTTGTTTGGTGATGGCGCAGAAAAAACACAGACAAACAGCCCCGCAACACAATTTAAGCAGCGACCGCCAACCTACACACAGCCGCCAGAAGAACCCGATTGGGGTTTCCCGGATGATTCAGACGGTGAAATGGATATTTTTTAATTTTTAGGAGCAAACAGATATGATGAATAAACATGAAGAAATGCAAAAGTATTTTGTCGCGATTATGAAAATTGCAGAAACAAACAATGAAGAAACTTGCCAGGCAATCCACCGCGTTTGTATAGATGCAAGCAATTTTTTTGAAAACAACTACCCGGAAAAGGAAGAAGAAAAATAGGGGAAAATAAGATGTATTATCTTTTTATTCATACAAAATCTGAATTGCAAAAGTACAAAAGCGAGTTTGACAGGGTTTTAAAAGCGATTGAAGAAGGAAAAACTCCAGTACAAAATGAACTTAGATCGGCAAACACGATACTTTTTGAATCGTTCCCCTATCAAACTTTGTCTGGCATCTTCCTTGTTGTCGGTACGGCTATTCTTGATAAGTTAAAATTGAATGAACTTGCAAAAATTGCTGTTGTCCTAGTTATAAACAATATGTGCTATGCACTCGGAAATTTTATTTTTGCGTACGCAAAACATTTTTTGAGGCTTAGACTGTGCAAAAGGCTTGGAATAGAACCGACAGAAAGGAATATTGCTGTCATGGAATCTATGGAATATCAAAGTGTATGAGGTGTGAGTTTATAACGATGCTTGTTTTTACACTAAAAAAAGAATGGTACGAGAAAATCAAGAGCGGTGAAAAGACTATTGAGTATCGGGAAGTTAAGCCGTACTGGACGAAAAGACTAAACAGTTGTTTTACTATTCCAGCGGCAAGCCAGCTTCTTGAGGGGATAAGAAAAGAACTTACATTTAATTGTGTGTTTCCGTGCAAATTAAGGCTTGGTTACACTAAAGAATATCTGTCTGCAAGAATCATAAAAATCGAAATTGTAGACGGCAAAGATGCGGACTTACACATAGATAAGCCCGCATACGCAATACATTTATCAAATATAATGGAGGCGTAAAAAATGACTAAAGAACTTGTAGATAAAATAACAATACTTGAACTTAAACAGGAACTCAAAGGACACCTCAACAATGTGATGGAAGTTCTGAATGAAGCTAAAGAAGAAATCATTAGACTTGTAAAGGAAAATAAAGAACTGAAAGCACAGATTGAGAAAATGAAGTGTTGTGAGAATTGTGCGTGGTGGTACAAGTTGCCTAATGGACAGAGAGATTGTGCAGAGACTTGTGAGAATCGAGATAACTGGTGCTTAAGAAGGTAAAAGAATGATTTTGTTTAATGGTAAACCTGTAAAACTTACTCACAAAAAATGTCTTGTTATTTATATCAGTGGCGGCATTACTGGTGTGGAAGATTGGCAAAATGCTTTTATGGCAGCAGAACAAGACTTATCACAACATTTATACGCTCCGTTTATTATATTTAACCCAGTAAAAATTGCCAAAAACTTGGAATATACTTTTAAAATTCAAAAAAATAAAATGCCAGAATACACTGATTATATGAGAGAAGATATAAAACTCCTTGCAAAGTGTAATGCTATCTGTATGCTTCCCGGCTGGAAACGCTCAAAAGGCGCACGGCTCGAATATCGCATTGCAAAAATCTTGAATATGCAGGTTCTGGAGTGGCAACCAAACTGATGAATTATGTTTCGACTTTGCCAGTTGTGCAAAAACGCAATGAATCTAAAAACGGCTCGCAAATCATACTTACAATTTATGCTGTAGAAAACGGTTTTGTTTACAGTATAAATTGCAAGCTGCGCCGTTTCATTCGTTCTTATTATCCCACCGAAAAAGAAACAAAATATCCGACTGAAAAAGACGCGCAACGCGCTGCGGTTTTCCGCATCCAGTCATGGATAGGAAACAACAAAAAATTAAAAACCCTTCTTTCTGATTTTGAAATTGCCAACTATCAGCAACCATCTTTATTTGACGATTTATAAACTTTTTTTTGAAAAACGCTTGACACTTTTCTAAAAGCATAGTAATATAATCTTGTAAGCAAGGGGGCTTCTTGTAAAAAAGAAGAAGGTTGTTAAAGGGCATCGTAGAAATACGAAAAAGCCCACCAAGAAACCTAGTTTGGTGGGCGTTGGGATTAAGTTACTGCAATGGATAGCAGCCGCTGTAGCAACTTCAATCATATCAACAATCCTTGAACACTACCTGCCGATCTGGTTGGGTTGGTAAACAAGGCGGTAGCAGAAAGTTTTTCTGCTACCATTTAATCTATCGAATTTTTATTCGGGGGGTCAATATGGTAATAATTACGACTTTGGTTGCTCTTGTTGTTTTTGCTACACTTGAAATTTTATCATTAAAATTTCATTGGGCGGACAAATGGCTTGCCTTGTTCGGATATACCCGAAAAGACAAGAAAAACTAACAACTGCGGAAGACGAAAAAAACCGTCTTCCGTTAATTTGTCAAATCCATCTGTTGATTAAAAATTGCCTGTATATCACGCGCCGCAACTTCTGAAGCTGGTTCAAGCCATTCTTTTTTAGGTGTAATGGTTTGAGTATATCTTAAATTCAAGATTTCAGCGGATCTAAATTTCACATCGCCGCTTTTTGCCTTGCGAAAGTTTGAAACCTTAAAAATAGAATCGTTCATGCGGATAAAACCTTGCGTTTTTGCAGCAACAAAAGCACGGGCAACAAGAGCGGCTTTGTGGCTTGAAAATTTTGTTGAACCGTGAACAATCAGGGGTTTTATGTTGTTGTAATAATAAGCCCTGCGAACTGGTTTAGAGTTTGAACCACCGCGCGTTATTGTATTTGGAATAATAAGATTGTCGCCGTTTTTATTTCTTTTTACGCCGCCTTGTTCCTGACGTGCCATATATCCGGCTTTTTCAGTAGCTCCAACTTCGCTTTTAATCTGATTTAGAGTTTGCACGTTTTGGCCGCATTGTGTGAATTGAATCTGCCTTGTGGTAAAATTATTGCGCAGCGTGAAATTTTGTTGCACATTTTGGATGGCGTTTTTCCTGGCATTCGCTGCAATAATATTTACAGTGTTTTTCCCGGCTTTTATAAAGCGTTTGTGAACATCGTTTGTTACTTCATTTATGGAACTTAATATTTTCACCGCCATATATTCAGTATGCTTCAGTTTTCTTGCGGTCGCTATACCGATTTTTTAAGCCCTCAAAAAGAGGGCTTTTTTGTTTAAGCAATTTCTGCAAAGTTTGTTGCAAAGACTCTTGCAAGCGATACTCCTAACCGCTTACAAGTATATATTACGATACTTTTAGAAATGTGTCAAGCGTTTTTCAAAAAAAAGTTAAAGAATGTTTCTTTCCTCTGGCCTGTCAATCAGAACAAACTTCAATGCTTTTAGTAAATATTCGCAGTACCATTTATAACTAGCCGTACCCTGGTAATGTCCTACACGGCTTGCCGTACTCCGATAGAAGGACAAATCGTCAACTTTGCCATTCTTCCATGATTTAAAGGTTTTCGCACTTCTGTCTAAGGCTGTTTTTCGTATGATTTTATAATCCTTAAAAATCCTATAACCCACAAATTCAAATCCTTGTGAAGTCACACCAATAAAAGTTTTATCATTCAGCTTTAAGAATAATTTTTCTTCCAGGAATCGCGCTATTTCAGCCCAGCAAAACTTCAGATATTCCACATCATTACTGAAGATTATAAAATCATCCATGTATCGAACATACGCTTTTGCTTTAAGTGTATGCCGGATAAAATGGTCTAATTCGTTTAAATAAACATTTGCTGAAAGCTGACTTGTTCTGCATCCTTTCTTTATGCCTACGCCGTTGCAATCTTTCATAAAGATTGTATGCAGCAGCCACATTATTTCAGAATCATCTACAAAGCGTTTTAAATATACTTCTTCAAGCGGTAAAACTGGAATACTGTCAAAGAATCCTTTAATGTCAAAATATACAAAATGAGAATATTTGTTTGTATAAAGCCCGGCTCTATTCGCTGCATCCAGTGCGCCTTTTCCTTTTCTACAAGCATAAGAATCATAATCCAGGCGCGGTTCAATATATCTTTCAATCACCCTGCAAACAGCAGTATGAACAATTCTGTCTCTAAGTTCTGGAGCGCAAATTAACCGCTTTTTCGGATCATAAACCCAAAAATAGTAATAGTCACCAGGAATGTATGAATGCCAGATTAGTTCATTTTGCAATTTAATCAACTCTTCTTCGAGGTTGCTTGCAAATTGTAATTCTTCTGGATAATACTTTTTATCCTGTATAGTTTCGTAAGCTGCACAATACAAATTCTCAAAATCGTAAACTTCACTAAATTTAGGTTTATCCATATTTACCTACTAAAAAAAATAACCAGAAAAGCGCGTAGCCTTTCTGGTCTAAGACTTTAGCACAACAAATGCCGTGCAAAGGCAGCCGAACTGACGTTAAAAATAAATCGTCACTACGCTGTAACCGTGATTAACAGCGTATGCCTTTTTCTTAACAATTTACATTCGTCACAGGCAAGCCGCGCTCCGATGTTCGTGTTGACGTTCCACGGGTAGTTGTTCGCGTTCACAGTGCGAGGGCCACAATGAACGCCGTTGTTCCAGTTGTTACCGCAAATCAGCGTAGACAAACCGTTTGCAAACGGCAAATATGCCAATTTTGTTTCAGCTGCCTTTTCGTAAAAAAAATGTTAGTTTTTACGATTGATAAGACCGCCTAGAATCTTACCTATCTCTGCAAGACGCTTTACTGCCGTTTCATAAGTTCGGGGTGAGAGATATTTCTTTTCGCGCATACGCCGGATATAGATTTTAAGCAGCTCCAAATTGGTGTCTACTTTATACCAACCCGGCATTTTGTCACGGGCTTTGTTTGTTATCAAAATCAGTTTTATCGTGTCTATCAAAGTGTTTTTAATTTGAGCGCACCAAGCCGATTTTTCAAACGCTGGAAAGCGTTCTATAATCGGCTCAAAGTACACATCAAAATCGTAGAATTTCTGAAAAAGCAACAGATTCCACACACTCCCGGCAGGGTGTTTCTCTTGCGAAAAATCCATTTGTTACCTCACAAAGAAAACCAGATATTCAGATAAACAGGAAACAGAACGCGGCTATGCCGCGTCACAGGCAAGCCGCGCTCCGAGGTGCGTGTAGACGTCCCACGGGCAGTCGCCCGCGCGCACAGTGCGAGGGCCACAATGAACGCCGTTGCTCCAGTAGTCACCGCAAATCAGCGCAGACAAACCGCTTGCAAACGGCAAATAAGCCTGGCCCATGCCGGAACCTAAAACGTTCTGCCATTTCCAAGATGTAGAATCCTGTCTGATTGAATAATCAGAAGTCCATTCTGCAACATTTCCGGCGCAATCGTGCAAATTGTAAGCACTTATTGCATAAGGTTTTACACCGTTTGCAGTATCGCGCTTGCCTGTTGATGTGTTTACACCTACGCCTGTATAAGTTCTGCCTGTATTGGTTGTTTCAGTCCAACCATAATTATTTGAACCGTCTTCACCCTGCGGGCTGCCAAAAGCTCCAGCAAGCCATTCCGCATAACGCGGCAAACGCAAGCCCTGTTTATGCGCAATTTCGTTAAATGTAAACTGGTTCATTCCTTCGCTTCCAGTAACAGGGATTGCACCGTATTTTGTGGCAAGTTTTCCGCTCTTTATGTGCAAGCCATTTGTTCCGCCCATAAAGGAAAAGGCTTCTTCTGCGCTTGCCTGGAATGCACCCATCCAAATGCCGTTCACTTCGACAAGTCCAGGGTGTGAAATTTTAGGCTTATGCTTTAAATCCCATACGGAATTAGGCACGATTCCGACTGTTACGTTATCCTGCCATTTTGTGCCGCTTGAACCAAACTTATTTCCGGCTGAATCAATCGGAATCCAAAGCCCGTCATTTGAAACCTTGCGGATAGCTCCATAATAAAAATGTCC